CCTTATCAGGCTTTACTTCTTCGGTTTCGGTTTCGGCTTGTACGGTTTCGGCATCTTCCACCTCGTCTTTCTGCTTTGGTTTGTCCTTTGGTTTGTCTTCCGTAACCTCGTCCTTGGGCTTGTCTTCCTTAGGGGCCTTCTTGCCCTCTAACTTGTCAATGACGTCCTCGTTAGAGACATTCTCTTCTTTAGCGCTTGAGTCCTTAAACGCCGCCCGTACCTCGTCTTGGAGGCTTACTTCTTCTACTTCTTCGCTCATAATAATGCACCTTAGTCTGGAATAATTTCATCTTGAACAACTGGCTTATATCCCGCCTCGCACTTTCTTATAGACTCAACTAAATCCTTGTTGATGTCCCTCTTATCAGGTAGAACCGGACCTTGCTGACCACACTTACCAGCGAGGATATCTTCGTTGCTGTACCCCTCGCCAAGGAGTGTCACATTGTTTCTCTTGTTATGCTCTTCTAAGTCCTTATTACAGGAGATGATGGTTCCGTCCAAATTAGACTTAAATGGTTCGAACCTTACCCCGCCCTTGAAGAAGCTGTTGGGGGCACTAAGGATGACCTTCCTTGCCTCGCCAGAGCCACACTCCGGGCACTCCGGCACCATAGCTCTATCGGCGATTGGTCTGAAGTAGTCGTACGTATGTGCGCACTTCAAGCATATAGCGTCATATCTCATTTCTTATCCTTTGGCTTCTGTTTAGCCATCTCTGCACTCTGTTTAAGTTGTTGCTCGCCGGCAGCCTTCTTAGTCTCAAGGTCCAAGGCGGCTGATTCTTCTTTTATGCCCATATCTATGGAGGCGCTCTGCTGCTTGACTTGAAGCTCCAACTGCTTAATTTGGAAGTCCAGTGCAGCCATGCGCTCCTTATGCGCTAGCTCTGCCTGCTTCATCTGCAGGTCCATCTGCATACTAGCCTGCTCCAATTGCATTTCCATCTGCATCTTCTGCTCTTCCATTTGCATCTTAGAAGCATTTTCCTGTTGCCTCATCTGAGCATCCTGTTGCTTCATCTGCATTTCCATCTGCATCTTCTGCTCTTCAGCGCTCGGCTCTGGTGGCTGCTCTTTAGCCTGCATAGCACTACGTGCCATTTCGTCAAGCTGCTTATCTATCCAGCCTTCAAGCTCAGTGCCTGCCTTGTAGCCAGCAATGGCGAACTTGATAAGCTGAACGCCGAGCATGGCGAGTTCAGGAGTGTCCTTGGCGAGCTCGGTGGTCTGCCCTATCATCTGGCCAATAGTGTTAACGAGCTCCATGCGCTGCTCTTTCTCAAGAGCCCAGTCAGCCTGTGTCAAGCTGTTAGTCTGGATATTCACCTTGTACTTACTCAGCACGTCGTCGCGCAGTATCTGGGCGGCAGCGGGTAGAAACTCCATATCGTCGGGAGGTAGTTCGCCGATAATGGCCATGACCTTCTCATCACTGTACAACTGTGTGAACATCTCAGCGATAATGCGTATAATGTCGCGTACGAACTTGGCCACGTCGCGTTGGTAGCCGCCCATCCGCACGCTGGCGAACTCAGCCTTGATCTGCTGCGCCCCCTTCGTTTCATACGGACTACTAGCGCCACGTATGATGTCACTCATGCCGGTAATTTCAAACAGCACCTTCTTGGTCGCTTCAAAGGCGTTGTACAGATGTTGCAAGACCGTAGCCACCTGATCTACAGGATACCAGTCAATTTGACCGGCAGTACCGCCGCGCTCGGCGTGCATCGCCCAGTTGTCTACTGGAATGAGCTTGTTCTCAGCGCCCTGTAGCATTCTAGGAATGGACATATTGCTTGAGTCGTACAGACCAGCGACCTTGATGGCCTCAATAATCAGGTGTATGCGCCCGTACAGGACGTCCAGCTGATTATACTGGTCCTGAGCAATGCTGTAGTCCGTAACCGGCAGGAAGGCGACTGTAGTCGGGTTGGCGATCAACGGCTTAGGGCAGGGGTAGAACTTCCGAAGCTCGTACGGGTCGTCAAGTTCCTTAAGAACTTCCTCCAGCCCCTTATATACGTGGAACACCTTCTTGGTGCGGCGATCCCAAATCTCGTAAATGCAATACTTATCCTTGTTTATCTCCTGTGGTGTCAGGGTATCCTTTGTTTTGTCCGCCTCGCCCACCTTATTAAAGACTTCTTCGCCGTAGTCGGTAATAAGCTCCTTCTTGGTCAGGTAAATGCGACGCCCGACCCAGCCAACCTTAGACCACACGCGGGCAGGCTCGTACAAAAAGTCCTCCCAATAGACGGCCTCTATTTTAATCCCCTCCGTGCCTGGAACTGGCTGGCCTTCCTCGTCCTTATCCACGTCAAACGTGATCCACACCTGCCCGATGCCGGGCACCAAGCGCTCAAGGATGGCGGAGTTAACGGCCTCCTCAAAGTCAGGGGCGCATTCAATCTCATAAGTCAGCCCGCGAGCTACGACACTAGCCGCTACACGCGCAGCGTCGTCCTCAAAGTCCCCGCGCTGAATGCGGGATACGTCGGGCTTAGGCATCGAATTGAAAAGTGACTCTTTGAGGGTGTTGACATTAGCGTAGAAAAAGTTCGCCTTCTGGGACAGGGACGTAGCCTCGTCGCGCTCGTCTTCATAACGGCCATATACCTTCCGCCCATGCTCATGAGCCTTTTCAAGGTACTTTTCGGCCTTTTCTATACGTTTGTCCCAATCGCTCATCGAAGTCTCCAAATGGCCAGGGCCAATTTAATTCCGAAAAAGATTAAAGTGGCCAGCACTCCGCACAGGAACCCAAGAAAGAACATCATATCCGCCTAACCTCAGTGCTGCGCGCTTCCCTGTCGGCTATCAAGTTCTCCAAATTCAGCACCTTGCCCATAGTCTTCGGCTTCTCAGTCACCAGCTTCTTACCGTCGTGCTTGGCGGTAAACGGGTTGATGCCTAGGCTCAGGTAGCGGAATGCGTCGGCCGGGTTACTGGCCCAGTTGTGCAGCGGCTGACGCTTGAATACGTTGCGCTTCTCGTCAAACTCTTTCTGGTACATCTTCAGCGCCGCGATGCCTTCACGGACGTCCGGGTTCTGGATGTTGAAGTATACATTCGGGAGCGTGGCGCGGACACCTGAGATGCCGTCCTGAACACTGAGGCTGGGGACTATGATGCTCTGCGCCCCGGCCTCCATCATTAGCTCTCGGGTAGACTTACCAGTCTGGAAGCTCTTGTTCTTGGCGTCGTGGGGCAGGTAGAAGGGTCTGTATGTGTAGGGCTTCTTGCGCAGTATCTCCAGTACCTCGTCCACTGAGTACCCGGAGCCAGTCCAAAAGTCGATGATGTGGATGTTCGTACCATGTACCTGTGCGAACCAGATGGACGTGTCGTCGCTAAAGCCGATGTCCCAGCCGGTGATGACGTGGCGGTCCGGTTCATAGGGGTAGATGCCCATGTGGCCGAGCTCTTCCATGTCATTGAGTTGCTTACCGTAGAACGACCCCTTGTTCGCTACGTGGAAGTCACACTCGAACTCCTGGAGGAAGGTATCTTCGTCCGACCCCGGCAGGTTCTTCAGCATCTCCAGTTCTTCTTGGTCGATGATGCCGGACTGCGACGCCTTGAGCATCTTACGATACCAGCGCGGGTCGCCCTTCGAGTTCTCCCACACGTCGTAGAAGTGGTTACTGCCCTTGGGGGTCCCGATGAAGACTACCCAGCCCTTCCGGTCGGCCAGCGCAGGCGCGATGACCTCACCGAATAGACGGGGCGGCATGTCCCCATACTCGTCCAGGATGACGCCGTCGTGGTACGTCCCCCGGAGGGCGTCGGGGTTGTCCGCCCCGTACAGGCGTACGACCGCGCCATTTATGAGCTGAACGCTCAGCTCCGACTCCATGGGGTCCTTAGCGCGAATGTCTTTGGTGTAATACTTCAGATACTCCCAAGCGACCATCTTGGCCTGCTTGTAGAAAGGTGCGATGTACGAGTAGCGTGGCATCACGAGCGGGCACTGGAGCGCCTTGTCCACAAGGTCGTTGATGCACGCCACCGTCTTCCCCGCCCGCCGATGGAAGACCATGACCGCGAACCGCTCCGACCGAGCGTGGAAGTCCAGGACGTGGATCCTCGGCTGGTACAGGCTCTTGACTACGTTACTCGCCGTCTGGGTCATGTTCGATAACCTTGTTGAGCGGCGACTGTGGGACGTTGCTCTGGTAGTTCAGCACGCGACCCACCTGCTCAGTGGCGTCCTTGGGGGCGAACTTCATCAGGAGCTTCAAAAATTCACCATAGTTCTCAGGATCGTTGGCCCAGATGGCCAGACGGGGGACTCCACCTATTAGCTCAAAGCACTCCAGGAAGCCCTGCTCCATAGCGCGTCGGCTGTAGAGCTTCTGCACGCTCTCATTCGCCAGACGCTTGCGCTCCCGGAGGTTCTTGTTCAGGGTTTGATCAAACTGCTCTTGTAAGTCCATAGGAGCCTCCACACCCCGCTACAGTACCACCTCTGGGCACTCAGTGCAAGGCTCTGGGCACTCAGTGGTACTAGTTCTGAGAAAAATCAAAAATTTCAGTGGCACTATCGTGAAACTCCGTATCTCGTACTCGGCGGCTGAGCTTGGGCAAAGGCACCCTCCCCCTTTTGCGGCCCTACCCCCCGGGGGTCTTGATTCTTAGTTCCCTAAGCGACGCGCCTAGCGCCAAGCGCAGCTAACAGCGCGCTGGGCGCGCCGCACCGCGTACCCAGTACTACCCTACTGGGTACTAGGCGCAAGGCCCCGCAAACGCGCTGTTAGATGGGTCGTTGGGCATTTTTGGTATTGGGTTTAGGTGTGGGCTGCGGGGGGCTTGGCGGGGGCGTCTATCTGGAGGGGTCTATCTGGAGGGGTCTAGCGGGGGGCTTCTAGTATCCGGCACTTGGCAGGTATCTGATGGGGCGTGTGTTAAATACCGCACACTTGGCACACAAGTTACAAGTTACATTTTTACGCCAAAATAGCTGGTGGGGTATACGTATAAAATAGCCTAGTACCGAGCGCTAAGCATTTAAAACTTTCCAATATTTATGTAACTTGTAACTTGTAACCACTAAACCGCTTAACTACGGGCGCTGCACAAGTTACAACACAAGTTACACCCTAGTTACAAAACCATCAAACAATACTGGCACTTTAGGCATATAACTATTTTGCCATATTATAGTAATAATATGGTCTTGCTACAGTAGCACTAAACAGCCACAAGTTACACTTTACAAGTTACAAAACGGGCCGGGCCGTCTGTTAGTTATAACTAACAAAAAGCCCGCCATATAGGCGAGCCGATAAAAAGCCCGCCATATAGGCGGGCTAGAATTTTAAGCTGGTAAGGTGTAGGGCTGTTTCCCCTGCTTACAGAAAGCCATAAAGTAGCTACGCGGGGTGCCGCTGCCCAGAGTTTCCTTGGGCAGCGCCGCAAGCGCATCCAATGCCTGCGCCATGGTAAAGGTATCCCCCAGCGCTTGCAGCGCGGCAATAGCAGCTACGCGGCTGTTCGTGACATGCTTGGCAGCCTGCACCCACTGGCTGCCAAGGCCACTTTTCTGACCTAGCAGTTGCGGGGTGTTGCCGCTGTACGGCGTGCGTGCCGGATTAAGCTTAAATAAAGGTGCTGTAACAGCAGTAGGCTTATCAGCAACCACGTTAGCAGACACATCGGTGCTTTTAGGCGCCTCCACGTTAGCAGGCTTGGCGCTAGTGCGGGCTTTAGAAGTGGACATGGTAGTTACCTCGGTATGCCGCCGGGGTGGCGGGCTTGCCAGTAACTATGCCAATAGCGTGCCAAGTACGGAATGCTAATAAAATCAAGCACTTACAAAATTGGGGGACGTTACCAGTAACGCTTTGATGTTACCAAGGGTAACACTCGTTACCCTTGGTAACACTACTGGAATAAAGAGGCCCCAAGAGAGGGGCCGCTGAGTTCTGAATGTTTTGATTCTTGAACGGAAAGCCGGTTGTCGTGAAAACGATTCTACTTCTGGCCTTTTAGGCGGCGGGAGCACTTATCGCAGAACTCGCCATTGCTCTATTTCTGCCGTCCATATAGTACCACTAGGTAAATCTGCTTACAAGGTTCTGAACAAAGGCTGGCCAGTCGTGGACCTCTAGTACGCCTCTGGCTGGCCGACCATCACCGAGCTTAGTCACGCCCTCTATGCGCTGAGCGCCTAGATCCAGGCATAGTAGTTCTAGATCTTTCAACTCATACCTTGTCAGTGGCTTGGCAGCGCCGAGCAGGTAGAGAGCCAGCATCTTAGTGGTGAACCTGTAGACCTTGCCATCTAGCTTGTGCTTGCCAGCACCCTTGCCTCTGCCCACCGCCCAGTCGGCCTGCATAAGGTCATCCATTGCACCACGGCTCATCAACTGACCTATCTTGTCCACTACGTTGGACTCACTGATGTATTGGCTGACAGTTGGCATACTGAATTCGTTGGCGCTGCCCCCCACACCGTCACGCCACATCTGATATCCGTAGCGGAGGATCGGAGCGCTGAGCTCTTCTAGCAGCTTCCTGTTGCTGGTCATCTTACCATCCGGCCCCATGACCACACCCTTCATCTCCCACACTATGAAGCGGCGTTCGGCACCCGCACCCTTGGCGCTGCGCACGAAGTTATGGTTATTGTCCACCGTAGTTAGTACGATACCAGCGCGGAGCGTGCAGGGGGCAGGCGCTCTGCTGTAGGGGTCACGCATCATGTCTTGGCGCTTGGTGCTGAGGCTAAAGAACTCCCTTTCTAACTTCCTGGCCACTGCCTCGTCTGGTTCGTACTCGTCCAGCATAGCTATAAGGCTGTCGCGCATTATTCGTTTGTATTCGGTTGTATCAGCCCTACTGCCATCCTTAGGGATTTCCGCCGGTTGCCACTTACATCCACGATGAGTGAGCACGGCAAGTAGGCGTTCGATGAAGTTACTTTTGCCCGAGCCTGATGGCCCAACCAAGGCGAGGATCCACTGTGGCGATAAGTCAGCTTCAACCGCCCACAGACCCACGAGGTCGCGAGCAATGCGAAGTAGCGTCTCCGAAGTGTCCTCAATTGACATCGGGCCGACAACGTTGATACCAGTGGTAACGGCTTGGGTGGCAGCGCGCTGTGCCTCATCTTTAGTTACCTCGGGTAATTGGGCCAATATAAGGTGTGGCACGCTTATCTTATGCGTTTCCAGGCGCCTTATAGTAGCGCTTAGCACCATACTTGCACGTACAGCAGCACCACGCCCACTGAATACGTTGCTTTGCAGCCAAGCTTCGTACTCTAATA